ATGAAAATCAACGGAATCAAGGCGCTGGACTATCAGTGCCAGGGCGACAGCCTGACGTTGACGCTGACCGAAACCAACTTTGAAGCGGTGTCCAATCTGAACACCGCTCTGGTCGAGGTCCGCACCGATGACGGCGATCTGGTTGAGGCGCACGGCGGCTATGCGCTGCGTGCCATCACCTACGACAAGGACAAGCAGACGTATACTGTCGCTTGCACCACGGCGGTCGATGACACGACTGCGCAGGCGATCTCGCAGCTGACCACTATGGTCGAGGAGCTGAAAGTCAGCAACGAAGCACTTGCGTCCCAGGTGGACTACGTTGCCATGATGACCGACACGGATATGGAGGGTGAGTAATGAACTGGTTTGAGAAGATCAAGAAGTATTATGACGCCAGTCTCTGGACCAAGAAAATGGTCGGCAATGCGGTGGTGAAGAAGAAAATCACCGCCGAGCAGTACAAGGAAATCACCGGCGAGGACTACAACAAGTAAGAATCACCGGAATTTTTACACTTGATAGGGCAGAAGCCCGGAAAGGACAACATTATGTATCCCAACAACATCTACATCAAGCACTACGCAGACGTGAAGAAGTACCCCGGCGATATTGGCGTACAGCTGGATCAGTACGACAACGCGCACGGTCTCAAGCACAACGCACTGGCACGCGCTCAGTACAAGCACTGGCGCAGCGTGCAGACCGGTGTGCCGGAGCTGCTGAGCGTGGAGGATAAGCGCCTGCTGGGGCTGTAAAACAAGAAAAACCGCCTGAAAAGGCGGTTCATTGACAGGGTTCGTCAGCGTATGCTATAATACAAACGGACGCTGTTACATATAGCGGTCAGACCCTCTTTTCCTTTCCCGCAGTCTGCGGCAGGAAGGAGGTGGCGCGAATGCAGAAGAAAGCATTTCAGCTTTTTATGTGTGCGGTCATTGTACTGTACATTTTCTGTATAAAAGCGCGATGACCGCTCGGCTGGCACCGAAACGGTCATCTTAAATAGATCGACTGCATGAGGGTCTGACTGCTGTAACAGCGTCCTCTTTAAGTATATTATAGCACACGCTCCGGCTTTGTCAAGAACGACAGACCGGGCCGTTTTTGCGCCTCGAGGGAAAAGAGGTTTTATGGATAATCCGATCACTCGAGCCGAGCACGAAGAGTTTCGCCGACGGCTCGAGGAAGAAAATCGTCGGCAGGACAAGCGCATTGAGCTGCTGGAGGATAATATGCGGGAACTGAACCAGCTGACCGCCTCGGTCGGCAAACTGGCCACCAGCATTGAGAGTATGGTCAAGGAGCAGGAAAAGCAGGGCAAGCGGCTGGAAACGCTCGAGGACCGCGACGGCGCGATGTGGCGCAAGGTTGTGGCTTACGGCGCGACGGCACTCGTCGGCATTTTCGTCGGCTATGTCGCTCGGCAGCTTGGTTTGAACTGAGAAAGAGAGGTACTTATGAACTGGAAAATCAGAATCAAGAACCCGGTGTTCTGGGTGCAGATCGCCCTCGGCGCGTTTGCGACGGCTCTGGCCTATGCCGGTCTGACCGCTGCGGACATGACCACTTGGGCGGGCGTGTGGCAGATCATCAAGGCCACGGCGGCAAATCCGTACTGCCTGTTTCTGATCGCGTGCAACGTCTGGTCGGCGTTTAACGACCCGACTACCAGCGGTTTGACGGACTCGGATCGCGCTAAGTCGTACACCGTGCCGCTCGAAAAGTGAGGTGCGGCATGGATATCAAGTTTAAGGCGGCAGACCCGTCCAATCACTACGCCGGACGCGATGGCAACGCGATCCGCTATATCGTCCTGCACTACACCGCAAACAACGGCGACACCGCGCAGAACAACGCGGACTATTTCGCGGGCGCGAACCGGCGGGCGAGTGCACACTATTTTGTGGATGAGAACGAGGTCGTCCAGTCGGTCCGCGACACGGACGCGGCATGGCACTGCGGCGGCTCGATTGAGAGCGATCATCATCCGCTGCGCGGTATCTGCACCAACCGCAATTCGCTGGGCGTTGAGATGTGCAGCGACATTGTAAGTGGTAAGTACACCATCACGCAGCAGACGGTAGACCGCACGGTTGAACTGGTGCGCTGGCTGATGGACAAGTATGGCATCGACGTAGATCATGTCGTACGGCATTACGATGTAACGGGCAAAGACTGTCCGGAACCGTGGGTGCGTGATGAGAGCTTGTGGCGCAAGTTCAAGGCGCGGCTGACCGCGCCGGTTGAACCCGAACCGAAGAAGGAGGACGACGAAGTGGTAGAAAAGAAAAAGGTCCTGCTCAACGGCAAGACCTACGAGTGCGACGTCATTACAAAGGACGCCACTAACTATATCAAGATGAGATCGCTCCAGCAGGCAGGCTTTATGATCGGGTATGACGCTGTTCGCAAGGTTCCGAGCATCACCGCACCGCAGTGCCGCACATTTGTCCCGGACGGCGATGAGGCTGTACAGGCCGCAGTTGATACGCTGCAGGAGAGTGCCGGCCTTGAGAAGCAGACGATTGAGTACCTGCTCCGCTATCAGTGGGGCGAGGACCTCGTGAAGAAGCTGGCGGCAGCAGTTAAGTAAACAGTAAGGCCCTCGGTGTTCGATTTGGACACCGAGGGCCTGTTAACGGTGATGTAGGAAACATGTAGGAAAATGAGAAAAGCGAACCTCGAAAAATGACGATATATCTAACAAAATCGCCATTTCCCATAACCGCTTGCTGAGCTGCTGCGGCTTCGGCGGCTGCCTGTTCTTGCGCAGCCTTCTCAGCGGCTGCCTTTTCGGCTGCCTCCTTTTCGGCCTTTGCCTTGGCTTCGGCTTCGGCGGCGGCCTGCTCGGCTGCCCGATCATGGACGGTAATCTGTCCGGTCTGCTGTGCATCGCCCTCGGCGGCGCGAATGGTGTAGTTTGCGGTGCCTGCGGCCTTGCCGGTAAGTGTCACCTCTACGCGTGCCGGATCGCTGAGACATTCCGCCGATACGGCAAGCACATTGCTGTCTGAGGTGGTGGCATATACTGCGTCAGCGGTCATCGCAAAGTCGGACGGATCAACGGTATAGGTCAGGGTCTGGCTGCTGCCGAGGTCGATCTCGGCAATAGGGTCACCGGTCAATGTCAGCTGTGTAATGACTGCGGCCTGTGTGCTATCGTTAGCCGTATCGGTCTGCTTGTCTTTATCTTCCGTGCCGCCGATGCAGCTGCCAAGTGCACCGATAATCAGCAATGCGATAAAAGCATATACGGCACAGCCGCAGCAGCCTTTTTTCTTCTTTTCTTCCAAGGGCTGTGCAGGCGGTAGGTCAGGTCTGATGGGCTGCGCGTTATTGGACGAGGCAGAGCGAGTGGTGGTTTTTCTGCCGCCGATTTTCTCGGTTTTGCTGTACGACAAGCCGGTGCCAGGCAGACCGACGGTCGTAGTTTTGCGGCCGCTACTATTGACCGACACGCGGGCACCCTTGACGCCAGCGGAGATGCCTACTGACTTTTTGCCGATATTGAGCCGCACGCCGGGTGCGATTTTTACAGATTTCCGAAATCTGAATCCCATAGCCTAAACCCCTTTATCGAGGTGTTCAATTTGGACACCTTTATTTTTTTACTCAAATTTATAGTTTTTGCGCTCTGTGTAGTAGGAGAGCGCCCAACGCATGAAATCCTCGGTCACGTCAAAATACTCGGCCAAGTCCCACACTTCGGTGATGCCGTTTTTGACGGCTTGCTTGAGTTTACCCCAAGGGATAAGCCGGTACACCGCCCAGGCGTTTGCCTTGTTCTCATGCTGCTCGCGGACGTCCAGCGGCGTGTACTGGTTGTAAAACCCGCCGTAGACACAATGGCCGAGTTCGTGCGACAGCTTGACCGCCTCGTCCGCTTCGGAGCGGATCTTGGTCGGGTCCAGAGCGATAGCGCAAGTGCCGCCAATCGGAACCGAGAAAGCCTCAGCTGTTTGCATCGGAAAATAGTCCACGTCAATGTGGTTTCTCCATGCGCATAGAAATAAGCTCGTTCTGCGATCCATAAGTTACCTTTTGTTATATTGCTCACGCTTGAAACGTGCGTATGCCTTGATGTCCTCTAATGTTGCATCGTCTATGTCGGTCGTGCCGAAAAGCGCGAATTTGATGTCGTCATCGTCTACAGTCGGACGGCTGGCAGGTTTTCTTATGTCTGTATTGCCGAGAAGGTAGTCCGTTGATACATCAAAAAATGCGGCTAAAGCAGCGACCGTATCCGTATCGGGATCACGTATGCCTTTTTCCCAGCCTGAAATTGTATTTTGAGCAACATGGAATTGCGTTGCTAAATCTTTTTGCGATAATTTTTTCTCTTTTCGCAATTCTCTGATGCGTATCATACAATTCACCTCGATGCCATCATATCACTAAAAGTAATATAATTAAATATTATATCGCAACAAGCGAGAAAATTTTTCAAAATCTATTGACATATGGCGTATAGTGATATATAGTAATAATCGCAAAGAGGGATATATGGAGGTGATATGATGAGCGAGGACTTAAAAGCAATCTTTAGCCAGTTTCGTCGATTAGACGCAATGGCGCAAGTGGCAGGTGGTCGTATCAACGATCAAGCTGCTATTACCAAACAGATGACTCAACTGCTGACCGCTTTGCGAAAGACAAAGGGAAATTATCAGAGCGCTTACTTGAAATTGTTTTATAAACAAGAAAAGTGTCAGAAAATTTCGATTGCAGCATTTGTATTTGCAGTAGCAGCATTTGTTGTGGCCGTATTCAAGTAATCATTTAATTAGACCCTGAGTCAGCAACGCAACTGCTGACTCAGGGTTCGGGAGAACTTATTCACCCATAACCGCATCATTTACGCCAGTGTAGATGGCCTTAAATGCGGTTGCAACTTCCTTTGCACGGGTTTCGGTATTATCGTCAATATCATAAGCGACGAAACCTTTTTCCATAGCCTGCAAAGTGAGCTGCATAGCAATTTCTAAAGTATCCATGAAATCACCTCCTTTCCTCTATATGGTAACACATAGGAGAGGAAAGGACAAGGTGGTTAGGAGGTGACACAATGAAACGCATTAAAGAGTTGCGACAGGCGAAGGGCCTGCGACAGGTAGATATGGCGGCACATTTTGGTGTTGGCCAGACCGCAATAGTCAAGTGGGAGAGCGAAGGATTGTACCCTCCGTCCCGACTGCTGCCGGAAATCGCAATCTATCTCGGCTGCACGCTGGACGATCTGTACAAAGGGGAGAAGGAGGCTATCTAATGGCTGCGAAGTATGTCACTCCTGCCGAACTGGCAGAGCGGTGGATCTGTTCGCCGGACTACATCCGCAAGCTGATCCGCATGGGCGTGCTCAGTGCGGTCAAACTCGGCGGCTGGAAAATCCGCTGGGACGAGGTTTACCGCTACGAAAAGGAGCAGGAGAAGCGCGACGCCGAACTGCTGCGGCAACAGCGTATCGGTTACATTCTGTGATAATTTTATCACAAACGGAAAGGCGAGGACAACGATGGAAAGGTACCAGAATATCTACCAAAGTGCCCGCGAAGGTGCGGGTTTGACGCAGGAAAAAGCAGCCGAGATGCTTGGCTGGTCGGTGCGGAATCTGCAGGCCATCGAGCAGGAGGACCGGACACCTACGCCGGTGCGCGTGGCTGAGATGGCAGAGGCGTATCGTGCGCCATGGCTGCGCGGATATTACTGCAACCGGTGCCCGCTGGGTACACTGTGGCGGCGGCCGGAAAGCAATGTGGAGCTGCAGCAGCTGGCCTTGGAGGTCGGTTTGGAGAGCGAGGACTACGAGCAGGAGCGTGCCGACGCGCACGATCTGGCGATGATCGCCCTCGACCGCAAAATCGACGATGACGAATCATCGAGATATAACGCCATTGTGCAGCGTATGCTGCGGCGGGCCTATCTGGCAGAGATGGCCTTGATCAGCGGCGAGACAGCAAAGGAGCGAGAAAATTGAAAAATGGACAAAGAAAAAACGCCCAGACGGCGGCAACCGTACTGAGCGTCAATGCAAAAACATCTTGTATTTATAATTATACCACCACAGCCATCGACCGTCAAGTACCGGATCTTGAGGTTCTGGACGGCGGCTGCCAGGGCGTGCGCCCGCGCATGGTCGGCATCGGCTTTACACTGCTGCTGCTCACGGCCGGACTGACGGACAACGGCACGCTGCCGCTGTGGGGCACGGTGCTGGCCGGTGTGGTCGGTCTGGCGCTGGTGTTGGGAGGTGTGCGCGATGCTGCATAAGACAAGAGAGGGGACAAGAGGCACATGAATTTCCATTTTGACGGTGCTGTGGCTGAAATGTACGGCGTGGACGGTGCGGTTTTTATCTCGCGCCTGCAGTTCTGGATCGAGAAGAATGCCGCCAACGACCGGCACTATCACGAAGGCCGTTACTGGACGTACAACAGCCTGCGCGCCATGGAAAAACTGTTCCCGTTCTGGTCGCGGCGGCAGATTGAGCGCATCGTCAAGAACCTCAAGGACAAGGGTGTTCTGCTGACCGCGAACTACGCCAGGGACAGCTATGACCGCACCCTGTTTTACGCCCTCGACGAGAGCAAATTACCCATTTCACCGTTTGGTGGTGACCTGTCACCAAACGGTGACACCCCACTGTCACCAAACGGTGACAACCTGTCACCGAACGGTGAAATGATTAATGAACAGTTAAAGACACATATAAGAGAAGAGGAAGATAAGGCAAATAAGCCCGAAATAAGCAATAAGCCGCAGCAGCTTGCAGACCGGTACAACGCCATCTGCACCAACCTGCCGAGAGTCGTCCGGCTGACGGACAAGCGCCGCCGAGCGGTGCGCCTGATCCACGACAAGGGCTACACGCCGGAGCAGCTCGATGAGGCGTTCCGCAGGGCACAGGCGAGCAGCTTTTGCGCCGGCCAGAACGACCGCCATTGGAAAGCCGATTTTGACTGGCTGCTGAACGAGAATAATCTGGTCAAGGTGCTTGAGGGCAAGTACGATAATCCGGCGGCAGCTAAGCCGCCCGAGAAGGGAGGCGGACGCAAATGGCTGAAATGATGGATCTGTACAACGAGGCCGAAAACAGCGTGCTCGGCACACTGATCGCGGACGCCGAGGTAAACGCCTCGCTGGTGTTTACGCGGGTGCGGCCCGAGGATTTCGTCACCGGCATCTCGCGGCAGATTTTCGAGACCTGCCGGGCGATGTACGGCCGTGGCGATGTGATCGACCCGCTGACCGTCAAGGCGGCCTGCGGCTCTGAGTTTGCAACATGGCTCAAGGAGCTGGAGCAGATCACGCCGTCGGCGCGGTACTGCGGCGCGTATGTGGACAAGCTGCTCGAGCTGTCTCGCCGGTATCGGCTGCAAAAGCTGTTCCGCGAGGCGCTGGACGGTAACTTTGCCGGGCTGCCGATGGAAGAACTCATCGGCAAGATCGAGTGCATGAACAACGTGGTCGCGGACGACAACGACCAGCGCAGCAGCACAATGACCGATCTGCTGACCGACTTTTACGGCCGCATGGGCACTGAGCGGCAGTACCTCGACTGGGGATTTGACGAGCTGAACCGCTACGTCAAGGTCAACCCCAAGCACTATGTCGTGGTTGGTGCTCGACCGAGTGCAGGCAAGACCGCATTTGCCTTGCAGGTGGCACTGCACATGGCCGAGAAGCACAACGTCACGTTTTTCTCGCTCGAGACAGACAGCGAGACGGTCGAGGACCGCATCATGGCGGCACAGGCCGGTGTTGACCTGGCACACATCCAGTCCGGCAATCTGGATGAGACCGAAACAGTTACACTGGTCGAGGCTAAGCGCAAACTGGCCGACCGGAATTTCCACTTTTACGAGGCAACCGGCGTTACGGTCGATGAGATTCGCGCCGTGACCTGCCGAAACAAGTCGGACATCATCGTGGTGGACTATCTGCAGCTTGTCCGGTCGAGCGACCCGAAGCACATCGGCAAGGAGTACGAAACCATCACCGAGGTTACAACCGCATTGCAGCGGCTTGCCAAAAGCGGCGTGTGCGTGATCGCGCTCAGCCAGCTCAGCCGAGGCGGCGAGGGCATGGCAGCCTTGCGCGGCTCCGGCCAGATCGAGCAGGACGCCGATGTGGTCATGCTGCTCGACTACCCCAGCGAGAAGGACGTAGAGAGTGACGAGGAAGCCGCCGATCTGGAAGCAGGCCGCCTGCGTGTGATCGAGATCGCCAAAAACAAGGGCGGCCGCCGAGGGTCTATCCCGTTCTGGTTCTGCGGTTCGCAGCAGCGGTTCCTCGCCCAGTGGCAAGGCTTTTATCAGTCCAAATTACGCATGATGGAGGATGATGCAACAGCATGAGATTAAGCAAAGCAATCCCGCGCCTGCGGTTTGAGCGCCGCCGGTTGTACGCGCAGAGTAAGGTCTGTCCGCCGGAAATGCGGCGGGAATACCGTGAGAGAGCCGAGGCCATTGGCGCGGTGCTCGGGTATATCAAGCATCAGCGCCGGAGAGAGGAGCACCGCAATGCAGAGCAATGAGCAGCGTCGAGTAATATGGCGGCATCCACAGGGCATCTACGAAACGGTTGAGGTTTCCGGCACCGGAGTCTTTGGCGTGCCGTATAGCTACCGTGAAACCGTCTACACAGCGAACCGCGACGCACGCGGCGTGGCCCACAAGGAAATCCAGCCTGCACCGCCGAACGGCGGCAGACCGGCCGGAGGTCCACGCATACCGTTAACGGATAAGGAAGAAAAGGAAATCTGCGAAATGTACGAGACAATGCCGCTTGCAATCGTGGCGGCAAGCATGCACCGCTCAAGCAAAACGGTGCGAGCGGTACTCGAAAAGCATGGTATTCAGAGGCGGAAATACGGTCCGCGAACGAAGTAAACCACTGAAACAAGAAAAAGGAGCGAAAACATCTTGAAAACGATTAGCATAGTGAATTTGAAGGGCGGCGTCGGCAAGACCGTCACCGCAGTAAATCTGGCGGCAATCCTCGCCACCGACTACGAAAAGCGCGTGCTGCTGGTGGACGTAGATCATCAGGGCAACGCAAGCCGCTACTGCGGCGTGAATACCGAGGAGCGCGGCGGTCTGGCCGCTCTGCTCACCGGCGGCGCTGTCTGCTACGACGAGGTGGTCGAGATGGCGACGATGTCCGGCGTGGACGTGATCCCGGCCGACATGTCGCTCGCAACGCTCGGCGTGGATGGCGGGTGCACATCACAGATGGCGGTCCGCGCGATGCGTGACCTGCGCGACGCAGTGATCGAGGACGACAGCTACGACTTCATCATTTTCGACTGTCCGCCGGCATTCTCACAGGCGAGCATCGGCGCGATTGCGGCCAGCAGCGATGTGATTATCCCGCTCAGGATCGGCCGCTTCGAGATCGAGGGCATGGACGAACTGATCGAGCAGATCGAGAGCGTCCGCAAGATCAACCCGGCGACGCGCATCGCCGGTGCGCTGCTGACGATGTGGCACAATTCGCCCGTCCAGCGCGACGGCGAGGAGTACATCCGGGAGACCTGCCCGGTGCGCGTATTCCGGACGATGATCCGGCGCACGGACAAGGTCGACGAGGCGGTTTTCGCACGCAAGGCCGTCGCGGAGTGGTCGCCGACCTCGGCGGCTGCTCGAGATTACCGGGCGTGGGTCGAGGAACTCATGGAGGTGCTTTGAGATGGCAAAGAAATTTAATCTTGCGGAGCTGATGGGCGAGACGGTGTCCAAATCGAACACCGGAGAAATGCGGGTGGAGCAGATTCCACTCGTTGAAATCGAGGAAAACGAGAACAACAGCTACTCGCAGAACGACATTGACGAGTTGGCGGAGTCCATCAAGGTGATTGGATTGCAGCAGCCGCTTGTGGTACGCCGCAAGACCGAGGGCGGGTACTTACTCCTTGCAGGACACCGCCGGAGGAATGCACTGGCGCTGCTCGACCGCAAGACCGCGCCCTGTATTGTGCTCGATGCCGACCTTGACCCGTCCATCCAGACGCTGATCCTGCACTGGACAAACACCATGGCGCGCGGTGGCGGTGGCCTGACCGCACAGTACACCGCAGCGGCGGCAAAGGAGATTGAGGCCGCGCTCAAGGATTTGCAGGCCCGCGGCGTGGTCGAGCTGCCGGGCAAGCTGCGGAGTTACGTTGCTGAGGTGCTCAAAACCTCAGAGGCGCAGATTGCCCGGGCGAAGGCCATCGACAACGGCCTGACGAAGGCGTGGCAAGGCGATTTTAAGTGCCACCGCATCAACGACAGCGCCGCCTACGAGCTGTCGCAGTGCGACCCGGAATTGCAGCGCAAGCTGCACGGCGCATATCAAGGCAAAATGTACAACCTTGATGCGAAAAAGATCAAGGCGCACAAAAAAGCGGCGGAGTATCACTTCACGCAGCTGACCTGCCCGGCGGAGAGCTTTTCGCCCCATCCCTGCACAGGCATGGATAAGCGCGCGGCGTGGGTGCGGGACGGCAAGTGTCCCGGCTGCTGCCACAGCTGCGACAAGGCGGACGGGTGCGAAAAGGTGTGCGGCGTGGTGAAACAGCGCATCACGAGCGCGAAGGACGCCGAGACGCACAAGGCCGAGCGCCAGCAGCGCGAGGACGCCTTCATGAAATCGCCGCTCGCGATGGCGCGGCGGTATATCAAGCTCGCGCTCGCTGGCGTCGGAATTACGAGCTATGAAGATCTTGAGGGCTTCCCGAAACGCTGGTATATGGACTGGCTGTGGCATGATCCGCTGGGCTGCCACGCACCCGATCTGGATGACCTTTTCCGTCTAGCCGACTGGGCGGGGGTGGACCCCTTCGAGATGATTGCCGGACATGAGCCGAGCAGCGTATGGCACAAGTACACCGAGGAGCGGCCGCCGGAGGGCGCTCGGGTGCTGTGCAATCTGTGCGGCTGCGCTAATCGCTACGGTGAGTATGTTTACCGCGGCGGCAAGTGGTTCTTCCCGGATCTGGACGATGAAGCATGCGAGGCCAACATTCTGGTTTCTGCATGGACGGAGGTGTTCCTGGAATAATGGCGAAGTGTAAGAACAAGCGCCCTGGCAAGCCGCGCGGCATGAACTACGCGGATATGCTGGCGCGCAAGCGCATGATCCGTGAGGCAGTACAGGAGGCGGCAGACGATGCCACCGTGCAGCTGCGTGCGGATATGGCAACACAGAAAGCACTCTGGCTGGCGGTCTGCTCGGTGGCCGATGCCTACGGTTTCGGACCGGAGCGCATGAAGAAGTTCTTTGTTGCACTCCAGGAAAACAATGACGAGATCACGCGCATGGAGAAAGAGGTTGATACCGATTATGCCTACGAAAAGCTGCGGCTTAAAGCTGAGCGTGTAACCGGTATGAAGATCGAGTATCTGTATGAGCACGAAGCAAAGGAGAATGAGGCATGAAGAAAAAGAAGATTAAAAATCTGCATGTCCGCGTCGACGGAGGTGTGAACGTATCGGGTTCTCCATTCATGGTGCCGAAAACGTTCGACTGCATCATCACCAACGATGAAATCGGCAAGACACTGAGCATCAACGACGGCAATGTGCAGTTCACCATTCCGTTTGAGCCGATTGAGCGGTATTTGAAGTAGGAGGAAGATATGAAAGCAATTCGTAAAAAGCCCGGCTGCGAGCCGGAACTGGTAGAGGTAGAGAATACGCTGAAAGCCTTGCAGCAGGAAGTCGGCGGCTACATCGAAACTGTAACGATTGCATCGGATGCGGTCGTTATCTGCAACGAGGAGGGACGTCTGCGCGGAATGTCGTACAACTGCCTGTTCTTCGGTATGGTTTTTGTCGGCACGGTCCTCGTGGTCGGCCGTAACAAGGACGAGTTCTGCGACGTGCCGGAGGCTGACTTCCTGATGTATCATCTGCGGGATGAGAACAACACCCATGACGATTGAACAAGCTATACGGATCCTTGATCCTGAGACCTCGGCAGCAGCCCTTGGTGAGATCGAATACTATGGCGGACTGCGCGGCAAAGAGAAGGTGCTGGTCGCCTGCGACGAGGCCTGCCGCATGGCGGTCGAAATCATGCGCCAGCATCTAAAGGACTAAAAAATATTTGACAAATCCAAATTTTGCGGATATTCTATAAAACTACGCGGACGGGGACAGCCTCGTCCGCTGTGGTGTTCAATTTGGACACCGGGAGGACTGAATGAAGAGGAGAAAGACAATCCGAGCCGGACGGCTTGTGTGGGACATTACCTACACGGTGCCGCGGCCGAACGCCAACACGGCGCAGCGCAAGCGCATCCGCGAAGTGACGGAGGAACAGATCCAACGCACCAACGCCAACACGGCGCAGCGCAAACTGGAAATGCTGATGGCGACCAACTTTGACGAGGGCGATTTAGTGCTTACCGTCACCTACCGAGATGCAGATCTGCCGGACAGCGCCGACATGACGCGCAAGCACCTCGGCAAAGTGTTCTCGCAGATGAGGGCCTACCGCAAAGCACGAGACTTGCCAGAGCTGAAATACATCTATATTTTGGAGGGCCGACACGGTGACCACCGACCACACGCGCACATCATCATCAACGCCGCAGGCGGTGACTTGGAGCTGATGCGGTCACTATGGATTTGGGGCGATGACATCCAGCTCAACTACATCCGCGAGCGCGGATACGACGGCTGGGCCGGTTACTTAACCAAGGAGCGACGCGAGGCATCGCTCAACGGTAAAAAGCAGTTTGTCGGCAGCCGCAACCTTGCCCGACCAGTCACGACTTACGAGTGGGTAGACGATGGCACGACCGTTGATGCACCGCCGGGAGCACAGGTGCTCGATGAGGGCGGCGGACGCAACGAGATAGCCAGCTGCAAGTACATCAAATATCTGATGCCGAAAACCATACATTATAATAGTAAGACAGCGCGCAGTCACAAGCGCGTTGATTCTGGCTTGGAACTGTCTATAACATATGACAGAGGGCCGGAGAAACAACGCCGAAAGGGTAGACAGGAGCGGAAAACGAGTGTATAATCATAAACAGAAGAAGAAAATCGTGTGCCCGCGATGCGGACGCCCGACACGCGTGCAGGTCACGCTGAACGAAACCCACCTGTGGCATTTCCCACTGTGGTGCGAAAAGTGCAAAAGCGAGTCCGTCGTCGATTTTGACGGCGTGAGCCAGAATCCATCGAGATCCGAGCCGACTGCGTAACATTCCCGTGAGGAGTGTACGCCGTCGGCTTTTTATTTTGCCGGAAAGGCGGTGCAGCCGTGACAGTGAAAGACATGATACCTGAATATAAGCGCAATCTGGATCGGCTGCGTCAGCGGCGGCTTGATCTGCTGCGGGAGCGAGAGTTTGAGCCGAGCTTCGAGAGGCGGTACAAGTTGACCGAGCGCATTGTCCGGCTCAACAAGATCATCGCCAGCAGTTCAGCAGCGCTGCATGACATGATGGAGTACGACCATGGCTAAGCCCTGGGCGAAAGCGTTCTACAACTCGGCGGCATGGCGCGACACCCGCGAGGCCTACATGGTCAGCCGGCACGGACTGTGTGAGCGCTGCGGCAAGCCGGGACTGATCGTGCACCACCGCAAGGCACTGCGGCCGCAGGACATGAACGATCCGGCACGCACACTCGGCTGGTCCAACCTTGAGCTGCTGTGCCATCACTGCCACGACATTGAGCACATGGCAAAGCACAGCGGCGCACGCTGCGGCTTTGATGACGACGGAAACCTACCCCCCCCATTCGAGCCGCGGCGCTGACCGGCGGAAGACCGCACCCCCCAAGGCAGATTAGGCTGAGTGACGGGTGCAGGAGGGGGGTAGTTGAGAGGAGGTGCGGCATGGGAAAACCGAAGGCCGAAACAAGAATAAAACGCGAGCGCGAGAAGCTCGCAGAAGTCTTTGCAAAAATGGACGAAAACAAGCGGAAAACCGCCGAAAAACTCATGGATAATGCGGCTTTTATGGCCGTAACTCTGGAGGATTTACGGGATTCCATCAACGAAAACGGCTGTGTGTCCGAGTACCAGAATGGCGAAAATCAGTTCGGCACGAAGAAGTCGCCGGAGGTCGAAGTGTACAACACGATGATCAAAAATTACACCACGGTCATCAAGACGCTGTGCGACCTGCTGCCGGAGTCGAACGGGGAAATGAATGCCCTGACTGAGTGGCAGCGCACGGCCGCAGGGAGGCGTATCGGCTGATGGGAAAGCGCACGATCTGTCCGCTGACCTGCCCGATGATCAACAGCCAGGGATTTTGCGAAAGCGCCTGGACGCGGGCATCGCAGGTGACGGAGTGCCCGCACCGGAAAATGCGGGAAACGGTGTCCAATTTGAACACCCAAAACGAGAAGTAACAACGAGAGCCAGAGGCCTACGAGCCCAGAGCCGACAGACTGCCAGAGATGGTGCTGTCGGCTCTTTTTGTTTTTGCGCTGTGACGGACGGTATTGCCATTCCGTCCACCCATATCGAGTATATGGGCAAGGATACGGCGGCACATCCGGCAATGGGATCGCCCGGGTGCGTCCGTCAGAGCGCAAAAGCAGGTGAAACCGGAGGAGGTGAGCAGTACGGCAGCCAAAACAGACCCCAGACAGGCGAGAGAACGTCTTGTCAAACGCATGGAGCGCGAAGCAAAGAAAACACCGGCACCGGAGGGTGAAAACTGGCTGGAGCAGTACACCTGTCTGGTACTGACCGGCAAAATCACCGCCTGCCGCAAGGTCAGAACGCTGTGCGCCGTCCTGCTCGACAAGCTGCGCCACCCGGAGAAATACCGGCCGTGGGTGTTCGATGAAGCCCTGGCAAACCATCACATTGAGTTTGTGGAGCGGTTCTGCAAGCAGCCGCAGGGTAAGCTCGGCGCACCGCTGCGCTTGGAGCTGTTCCAGAAAGCACGCTGGCAGGCGATCTTCGGTTTTGTCGATGCACACACCGGTCTGCGGCAGTATCAAGAGTGCATGATCGTCGAGGGACGAAAGAACGGCAAAACGACCGAGTGCGCCGGTATTGAAATCGACCTGCTCGTCAATGATGGCGAGGGTGCACCGGAGATTTACTCCATCGCAACCAAGCGGGAGCAGGCGGCGAAGAGCTTTAACGCCTGCGTCAATATGCGAAAGCAGTCGCCGGAGCTGGCGGCGGCTATCCGCAAGCGCCAGAGCGACCTGTACTATCCGTACAACCTCGGCTTTATCACGGCGCTGGCGAGTGCAACCAACACGCTCGACGGTCTGAACGCCCACGGCGTACTCGTGGACGAGCTGGCCGCTATCAAGAACCGTGCCATCTACGATGACATGAAGCAGTCCATGTCAGCGCGTGAGCAGCCGCTGCTGTTCTCCATCTCGACCAACGGTTTTGTGCGCGAGAGCATTTTTGACGCCCAGTACGAGTATGCCGCCGGTGTGATTGACGGCTCGATTGACGATGACACGTTCCTGGCATGGATCTACGAGCTGGACGAGCGGGACGAGTACCGCAGCGAGAAAATGTGGATCAAGGCCAATCCCGGACTTGGAACCATCAAGAAAGTGGACTACCTGCGGCGCATGGTCAAAAAGGCGGATGCAGACCCGTCCTTCCTGCCGACCGTGCTGGTCAAGGACTTCAATCTCAAGGAAAATGCCGCGACAAGCTGGCTGACCTGGGCGGAGTGCTCCAATCCCGAAACGTACAATATCGCGTTCGACTACGCCATCGGCGGCATGGATGCGGCAGACAGCATCGACCTTGCGGCGGCAACGGCTATCTGTCAGCGGCCGGGCGACCCGAAGATCTACCGCCGGAGTATGTACTGGCTGCCGCAGAGCGTGCTCGATGCCGATGCAGCTGCCGGCAACCGCCGCGAGCGCGACAGCGTGCCGTACAGCCTGTGGGTCAAGCGCGGCCTGATGCGTGCCGTGCCGGGCAACAAGGTGGACAAGCAGGTCATGCTCGACTGGTTTATGGAGCTGCGCGATGAGGACGATCTGTATGTCCGCTACATCGGCTACGACCCGTGGCACATCGACGACAGCCTGCTCGACCGCTTCAAGGCCGAGTTTGGCGAGCAGTGCATGATACCGGTGCGGCAGGGCACGCTCAGCCTGTCCCAGCCGATGAAGGACCTCAAGGCCGACCTTGGCGCCGGTCTGGTGGTCGATGGCAACAACCCGATCGACAAGTGGTGCATGGTCAACACCGAGGTCCGCACTGACATCAACGGCAACATTCAGCCGGTCAAGATCACGGACAGCCGCCGCAGAATTGACGGCACGGTCGCGCTGATCTGCGCGTACAAGGTGCTGCAGGACCACTACGACGACTATGTAACGATGAACGAGGAGGCGTAAGTACATTGGGGCTTTTGGAAAAGCTGTTCCCGCGGAGGCCGCCCGGCGGCACAGCACCGAGGGAATATTTTAAGACACTGACCGCCTACCAGCCGGTCTACACGACTTATCGAGGCGGTCTGTACGAGATGGAGCTGACACGCGCGGCCATTTCGGCGTTTGCGCGGCATTGCAGCAAGCTGCACCTCGAGGTGACAGGCGATGCCCGGCCGGATCTGCGGCGCGTGCTCGGGATGCAGCCCAATCCGTTTATGGATGCGAGCAAGTTCCTTGCGCGGCTGGCGACCATCTATCTGGTGCAGAACAACGCCTTTATCGTGCCGATGGAGGACAGCGCCGGACGGCTGATCGGCTATTATCCGGTACTGCCGCAGCAGTCCTCGGTGCGCGAGTACGGCGGCGAGCCGTATCTGCAGTACAGCTTCTGGGGCGGTCAAAAGGCTGCGATCGAGCTGAGCCGAGCAGGTATCCTGACCCAGCACCAGTACGAGGACGATTTCTTCGGTTCGGACAACCGGCCGCTCATGCCGACCATGCAGATGGCGCAGACGCAGGCCGAGGGCATTATCAACGGCATCAAGAATGCTACGACCATCCGGTTTCTGGCTCGTCTGAACGGCAATCTCAAGGAAAAGGACATCACTGCCGAGCGCGAACGCTTTGCGCGGGACAATCTGGCCGGTAATTCGACCGGCGTTGCCATGTTCGACAGCAAGTACGCCGACGTCAAGCAGATCGAGTCGGCGGCGATGGTCGTCAATCCCAAGCAGCAGGAGCTGATCCGCGCGAGTGTGTTCGAGTATTTCGGCACCAATGAGAAAATCCTCACCAATACCTACAACGAGGACGAGTGGAACGCCTACTACGAGGGATTTATCGAGCCGTTTGCCATTCAGCTGTCGCTGGTGCTGACGGCTATGACGTTCACACCGGAGGAAATCGCGACAGGTGCGTCCATCATCGCAACGGCGAACCGTTTGCAGTATGCGAGCAACCAGACAAAACTGAATGTCGTGACGCAGCTGTTCGACCGCGGCTTTTTGACCCACAATCAGGGTCTGGAGATCTTCAACATGAGTCCGGTCGAGGACGGCGACAAGCACTACATCCGCAAGGAATACACAGAGGTGTCCAATCTGGACGCCGTGGGCGATACGTCAAAGGAGGGCGACAATGGCGATCACACCGGAAACCCGTGATTACCGTACCTTTGAGGTGCGGGCGCTGGACACGGGGGAAGATGATAAGCAGTACCGCGTAGAAGGGTATGCGGCGGTTTTTGATGAGGAAACCGTGCTGTACGAGTACGACGGTATCGAGTACAAGGAAGTCATCGACAGGAGCGCGTTTACGGGAGCGGAGATGCGTGATGTCGTGATGAATTATAACCATGGGGGTAAACCCGTGGCGAGAACGAAGAACGGCACCTTGCAGCTGACCGTGGATACACGCGGCCTGCGTATTTCGGCTGACCTGTCCGGCACCGAGGAAGGGCGGAGGCTCTACGAGGAAATCCGGGGCGGTTATCTGGATCAGATGTCGTTCGCGTTCACCGTCAACAAGCAGGAATATGACCGCGCAAAGCATCTGCGCCGCATTACCGGTTTCAAGCGGGTGTTTGATGTGGCGGCAGTGGATATTCCGGCGTACGACGGCACCAGTATTGCGGCACGCTCGTGGGCAAAGGCGGAGGCCGAGCGCGAGCACGCGGAGGCGGACAAGCGCCGCAGGCTGGAACTCAAGCTGAAAACCTATGGTATTACAAAGGAGGAAAAGTAAATGAGCAAGAATCAGAACAAGCAGGTGATCTTCGGCGGTTTCCGCAATCAGGTTGACCTGCAGTTTTTTGCAGGCAAGAACCGCATGACCGAGATCGAGGAGCGTCTGGCAGCCATCCGCACCGAGATGGATGCCGATGGCGCTGACCTTGACGCGCTGAGCGCGGAAACCGACAGTCTGCTCGAGGAGCGCAAGACCCTGCTGGGACAGGCGGAGCAGCGCCGCAATCTGCTGAACAAGATCGCAAACGGTGCGGGCGGCGAGGTACGCACGTTCCAGCCGCAGCCGACTCCGCCGGAGCAGCGCGAGTATGACCGCTCGAGCGAGGAATACCGCTCCGCATGGCTGAAAACGCTGGCAAACAACGAGCTGACCGAAACCGAGCAGCGTGCATGGTCTACCGCAACGGCTTCCGCCGGTCCGCTGGTTCCGACCCAGACCGCGAACACCATCATCGAGAAGGTGCACCAGTACGCGCCGCTGCTGGACAAGGTAACGCTGCTGCGCGTGCCGGGCAATGTGACCTTTGCCGTTGAGAGCGAGCAGGCGGATGCAGAATACCACACCGAGAATGCGGCTATCACTGCCACCGACACCGGCCTGACCAAGATCAACCTGTCGGCGTACGAGATCACCAAGCTCGTGCAGATTTCCAAGTCCGTACAGCAGATGGCGCTCGACGTATTCGAGAACTGGCTGACCGATATGCTCGCCAAGAAGATCGCAAAGCTGATCTCGGACACCATCATCAAGGGCACCGGCACGGATCAGGGCACCGGCATCGAGCAGGCGAACACCTGGGGCGCGACCAACTCGGTCACTGTCGGCAAGTCTGCCGCACTGACCAACCAGAACGTGCTCGATCTCATTGCACTGCTGCCCGGCGGCTACGATGCAGGCGCACAGTTCCTGATGAGCAAGAAGACCCTGTTCACCGACTTTATGCCGCTGCAGGACAAGTCCAAGAACGACCTCGTTCGTATCGAGGGCGGCAGCTACTACATCTACGGCTATCCGGTGCTGATCGACGAGCGCATCGGTGACCACGAGGCTTATCTTGCGGACCTGTCCACCGTCATCGGCAATATGCCGGAGGACGTGACCATTACCTCGACGTTTGACGTCAAGACCAATGCGTTCCTGTTCCTCGGCTGCGCGATGTTCGACTGCAAGCCGTCGCAGGCGGATGCAGTCCGCAAGCTCGTGAAGGCGAGCACCTGATGCTGACGCTCGACCGCTTTAAGCTGTACGCCCGCATCGACCATGCGGACGAGGACGAGCTGATTGAGAGCCTGATCCGGGCGGCAGACACTGCCGTCCGGGATATGACCGGCAAGGAGCCGCCGTCGGACAGTGATGAGCTGTTCGACACGGCGGTGCTCCAGCTGACGGCGCACTGGTACGAAAACCGCACGCCTGTCACGGACACGAGCGTGACACAGGTGCCGTTTACCGTGCAGACCCTGCTCAACCACATCGCCCTGTCCGGTCGATACCCGGAAAAGGAGGGCGCAAATGGCGCTGACCAATGATCTCAGACACCGCCTGACGGTGTTTAACAAGCACCAGATTGAAAACGACATCGGCGAAACCTGCTGGCAGTACACCGAGGACGGCAAGATCTGGGGTGCGCTGACTGTCATGTCCGGCCGGAACGAAACCCTGCCGGGCGATACGGTTCGCGCCGAGGTCACGCATAAGCTGACCATCCGGCCGCGCTCGTGCAGACTGACCACGGCGACGTATTTCGTTTACGAGGGTCAGCGGTACGATGTGCTGTACTGGCAGCCGCATTACAAGCGCCGCGACCGTCTAGAGGTCATGCTGAAGCTGGTGGTTGAAGATGCGTGATATATTTAAGTCGGAATTGGACGGCTATGCAGAGTGGGTTGCAGAAAAAGCCGCTCGATGGCCGAAAAAAGTAAAGAAAACGATGAATAAATCCGGTACGGAATTGAAACGGAAAACGCTTCGTCAAATGCGGCTGGTAAATCTGCGAACGGTTACAGGCAGATATAAGGCAGGTATTAAACGCGGTAAATATTATCAAAAAGATGGTAGTCATTACATTCGCGTTTATTCCAATGCGCCCCATGCACATCTGATTGAGGATGGACATGATGTAGTCAATGCTGCTGGCAAAGTCGGTCATGCAAAAGGCCGAAAAGTTTTTGCTAAAGCAGAGGAAGATTACGAGGAACAGTTCTTCAAAAACTGTGAGGAGCTTGTAGATGAGTTAATAGACGAATTATGCAAATAAGAGAAGTACGCGCGGCACTGACCGCGCTGTTAAAGCAAGCAGCACCCGGTGTTCCGGTGTCCAAATCGGACACCGACAAACCCGTGGTGCGCCCGTCCTTCAAAATCGACATTTTCCCGGCCGAGGGAAACGCCGCCTGCGGCGGTGCGCGGGAGCGGTCGATCGACGTGGACGTTTGGTACTATCCCGCCGAGCGGGTGGAGTACCTCGAGGAGTGCAGTGAGATGGCGGAACGCCTGATCGCCGCACTTGAAACCGGTATCGACACCGGCGAGATCGTGCTGGTGCCGGACGATACGGTCAGCACGACTATATCGCTCGGTGTGCTGGTGCTCCAGTTTGCACTCAGCTGGTGCGAGAGCGCCGCCGAAACCGGAGAAATGATGGAAACCCTCGAATACTGAGAGGAGGAGTAAAACCAATGGCAATTACAATGCCGAAAATCGAAATCAGTTTTGAGCAGAGAGCTGTGTCGCTTATTGACCGCTCGGAACGCGGCATCGCAATCCTGATCGTGCGTGATGATACGGATAAGAGCTTCACGCACAAGCAGTACAGCGACCTCAGCGCCGCACAGGCGGACGAGAGCCTGTACACCGCAGATAACTACAACGCCATCTGCGACTTGCTCGGCTTTGCGCCGTACCAGATGCACCTGTTCCGACTGGATACCACCGGTTCCCTGGCCGACACGCTGACCGAAATCTCTAAGACGGTCAAAACCGGCTGGCTGACCATTGCCGGTCAGAGTGCCGCTGACGGCCTGGCGCTGTCCGCGTGGGTCAAAACGCAGGACAACACCAAGAAGAAAACCTACAAGGCGGTCTGCTATGACCTCACGACTCTGCCGGATGATATGCACGTTGTCAATTTCATCAACGAAAAGGTCACGTTCTCCGATGATCGCGGGGAAAAGGACGGCGTAGCGTATCTGCCGAGCCTTGTCGGCATTTTCGCCGTTTGCAACGTCAAGAGAGGCAGCACCAACTACCAGTGCTCTAATCTGAAAGAGGTGCAGGAGGTCGAGGACAACGATGCGGCGCTTGGCACCGGCAAGTTTATCCTTGTTAACAGCGAGGACAATACCGTGCGTATCGCACAGGGCATTAACTCTATGACGACCACGGACGGCAAGACGCGCACTGAGGATATGTGCCTGATCGAGACCGTCGAGGCCATGGATATGATGAAGGACGATATTGCGGCGACATTCCGCGAGACCTACCTCGGCAACTACAGAAACTCGCGGGATAATCAGATGATGCTCGTAAATGCACTCAACAGCAGCTATTTCCGTCAGCTCATGCAGCAGACAATCCTTGATCCGGATTATGCGAACGCTGTAATGATTGATGTAGATGCACAGAGAGCCGCATGGGTGGCATCCGGCAAGAGCGAGGCGGAGAGCTGGGACGACGACACGGTCAAGGCCAACCCGTTTAAGAGAACGGTTTACCTGACCGCAAATGTCAAGATCCTGAACTCGATGACCGATCTCATCATGCCGATTACGATGGCGTAACAGGAGGTACTTATGGCTGATTTTAACCCGAACCGCGTGCTCCATGGTAACCAGGGCAATGTCTGGTTCAATGGCAAGCGCCTGACCACACTCCAGAGCGTGGAGGCGAAAGTAGGCGCGGACTTTGAAGAAGTGAACGTCTGCGGCGATCCGGCAACCTACCGCATTTATAACGGTTACTCCGGCGAGGGCACGTTCACCGTGCTCAAGATCGACTCGGATGTGCTCCAGATGATGGCGGATGCCTACCAGTCCGGCGAAATGCCGACGGTGACCATCATCACCGCACTGACTCAGAAGGGCACCAACAAGGTAGAGCGCGTGTCGCTGTCCGATGTGACGATCGACGAATTTTATCTGGCGAAGTTCGAGAAGAAAGCAAAGGTCGAGGAAGAGGTGCCGTTCAAGTTCGGTCACTTTTCCGTTCTGGAAACCATTAAGGAGTAAAGCATGGACAAGAAGTTATTGGACGCGCTGGCGGCGAAAGCCGAGCAGCGCAAGGCCGACAAGACCAAGGCGAAGCAGTTCGAGGTCGGCGGTCAGATACTCGATTTTGTCAAGATCGGGCACACTGCACAGCTGGATGCTTATGAGGCATTTCTGGCGGCACGCGACCAGCCGTCGCAGATGCTGGATGTCGGTGCACAGCTGATCTACGACTGCTGTCCGGCATTGCAGGACACGGAGCTTCACACCGCGCTCGGCGTGACCGACCCGTACGACGTGATCTGGGTGCTGATGGATGTCCGAGAGGTCAATACGCTGGCGGCATCCCTGTTTGTGTGGCTCGGTCTGATTCCCGGTGACGAGGATGAGGACCCGGCAAAAAACTGATTGAGCGCGACCCGGTGCTCGACCTTGCAGCATTTTACGCGGCGCGAGGCATCACGCCGGAGCAAATCCGGCAGATGAGCTACGCAGACCGTGCGGTGCTGCGAGTCGGGCGGGCGCGCTGGTACGAGGATATGATAAACCTGATTGCGGCAGGAGTCTGCCGCGCATATGCACCGGAGGAGGGACGGAATAGTGGCTAAAAATAAGGTTATCAACACCGTCCTGACGGTGCGGGATAATATGTCCGGCGGTTTGGTCAAGGCCGCCCAGAACGCGAAAAAATCCGGCAAGGCAATCGACAGCAGCATGATCTCCGCTACGCGCAGCGTGGTGGCGTTTAAAAATAAGTCGATCGCAGCCTTGCAGGACTACGCCAAGAAAGCCGGTGCAGCAATCGTTGCCGGTACAACTGCCGTGGCAACCGGTCTGTCGGCGCTGACGCTCAAAAGCGCACTCGCCGCCGATGACCTTAACACTCTGGCAAAGCAGAGCGGCTTTTCGACAGCAGACATCCAGAAATGGCAGTATGCCTCGGACCTGATCGACGTGTCGATTGACGATATCGTCAAGTCTGCCGCAAAGATGAAGAAGAACATGATCTCGACCAGCTCAACTACGGTCGATGCATGGAATCAGCTCGGCATTAAGGTCAAGGACAGCAACGGTCATCTGCGTAACAGCACGACGGTCTTTTACGAGACCTTGACCGCGCTGTCCAAAGTGCAGAACGAGACCGAGCGCGACACACTGGCAATGACCCTGTTTGGCAAAAGTGCGGACAGCCTTGCGGGTATCGTCGATGACGGCGGTGCCGCCCTGCAGGAGCTGGCCGGTAAGGCTGAGAAGGCCGGTGTTATTCTGTCGCAGGATACGCTGGACAGTGCGAATGCCCTCAACGATAAGGTGGACACGCTCAAGGCCACGGTCAAGGGCTTTGCAGGAAAGGTCGGCTCGGAGCTGGCCGGTCGTGCGTCCAAGGCACTGGATGTTGTCGGCTCGCATTTTTCCAAGGCGTTCAACACGTCACCAATGGACTGGCTTAACGGCAAGCTGGACACGCTGATGGCAAAGCTCGACAGCTGGATTGCCGGAGGCGGTCTGGAACGACTGGCGGATCTGCTGGTAAACGGTGTGCAGCTCGGCGCCCAGAAGGCAGGCGATATGCTGCAAAAGGCCGGTGACTCAATGGCATGGTGTAAGGAGCATACTAAAACGCTCAAGACTGGCGTCAAGCTGTTGGCGGCGGCTTTCGCCCTTGTGAAGTTGGCGGAGTTTAACCGAACAGTAAGTTCTGGTGGAAATGCACTGCTTGGACTTGGCAAAACTGTGCTGACAATGACGGGTTTGCTGGGCGGACAAGCTGCGGCGACAAGTACAGCAACGGTAGCGCAGACTGGCTTAAATGCTGCTTTGCGGGCTAACCCAGTAGGTTTTGTAATCACGGTGTTGGAAGCGCTGATCGCAGTTGGTGTATTAGTGTATAAAAACTGGGACTGGCTCAAGGCCGGTGCGCAGAGCCTTTGGAACAAGTTTAAGGATGTCAGCATCCGGATCGGCACGGCCTTTTCCGGTGCGTTTAATAAAGTAAAAAACGCCGCTAAGACGGCTCTGGAATGGGTCGGAGACAAGCTGTCGTGGCTCAACGACAAGATTGAGAGCATCCCCATCCTCGGCAGTCTGTACAAGGGCGCGAAAGGTGCGCTCGGCACGGCTGTCGAGTGGGTGGACAATGCCACAACGGGCAATCGCTCGGGCACGTCCACAGGTACGACCCAGACAACGACCAGAAGCAAAACGACTACAACGGCCGGTCCGGTCAAGACCACGACCTCGACCACTACGACGATACCTAAGCCGACACCCAGCAGCCTGCTGAGTCTGCCGGGACTCGGCAAGGCAACCGGTACGTCCTACTGGCGCGGCGGCCTGACCCGCGTCAACGAGCGCGGCGGCGAGATCATGAACCTGCCGAGCGGTACGCAGATCATCCCGCATGATGTGTCTGTCAAGGCGGCAGGCGGTCGGAGCGTGACGGTCAACGTCACCATCCAAGGCAACGTGATCGGCAACCGGGAGTACACTGAACAGGTCGGTGAGTACGTCGGCCGCAAGGTGCTTGCGGCGCTCGGCAACACATAAGGAGGTGCGGTGCGTGTACAAAATTATCATCTCGGTCAACAACAACGAGGAGGTTTGGACGCTGCCGCACTGTCCGCCGGATTTCCCAATCCCACAGCCGGAGCAGCACCACGAGACCTACGAAGGGCTGAGCCGAGACTATCGACGCATCGGCACGCTCGGTCTGCGGCACATGGAGTGGACGGCACTGCTGCCGGTACGCCGGTACTCGTTCATGCCGTCCGAGGCATCTGCGGATGGTTGGGCGTATGTCGATTTCTTCGACCGGTGGCGTGACAAAAAAGTGCCGTTCCGGCTGATCGTGCTCGACAGCAAAGGTGCGGCACGGCTTAACATGCCGGTGACGGTTGACAGCTTTGATGTTACCGTGCGAAAAAACGGCGATCTGGAGTACAGCATTGCCGTCACAGAATACAAGTTTATCAAATGAGGAGGTGCGCCGATGGCGGCAGGATATGTCGATGACCACAAGCTGATTTTGTACCGCGACGGCGCACAGCCGCGCGATATCACCGCATTTGCGAGTGACATGACCTTGACCGATGACCTTGACACGCTGGCGGCAGAGCTGACGTTTAAGACGTTTATCTCGCCGTGGGACAAGTACACACCAAAGCTGGCGCTCGCGCCGGGCGATAAGGTGCGTGTGACCAATCAGGGCAAAACGGTCTTTTCCGGCATCATTATCACGGTGACGCTGGACGGCGGTGTTACGGCCTACGACCGCGGCTGGTATCTGAATAAGTCGGAAATCGTGCTGCAGGTCAACAACCTTGCCGCCGATCAGGTCATCCGCAAGGCGTGTGCCAAGGCGGGCGTGACAGTCGGCAAGGTGTGCAGCCTGCCGACCAAGATCACGCAGCTGTGGACCGGCTCTACGCCGTCCGACATTATCAGCGATGTGCTGAACACCTGCACGTCTGCGACCGGAAAGCAGTACCGCCACCGCGTGGACGACAGCGGCCTGCAGGTCGAGGCACTGCCGACCGCACCCATCAAGGCATACCACAAGCCGGCGAAAAATATCGCCGCGTTTGACATCACCTGGGCGCTCGGACAAGTCTCTGGCGAGGACAGCATTGAGGACACCTACAACGCTGTTGTCATTGCCGCCGAGGACGACGGCAAGGCGTACATCGGCGCACAGGCCAGCAACGCGGCGTCTATCAAGCGATATGGCTTTATGCAGCATATCGAAACGGTCACAGAAAACCCCGGCACGGCTGTGCTCGGCCAGATGGTCAAGAACCTGCTCAAGAACGCCGACAAGGTAGGACAGACCCGCTCCATCTCCGAGATTTGGGGATGTGATGAGGTGACAAGCGGCGTGGTTCTGAGGTTCAACTCGCCCGCGTTCGGCATCAAGGGCAACTACCGGATCACGCGCGTGGAGCATCACTACGGCGGTGCAGGACACACGATGGCGCTCGAAATCACGGCGCTCGAGCAGGTGCGAGCCGCCGCCGAGGGTAAGACTGACGCGGCAGCCATCAAGGCCGCCAGCACGGACAAGGTGCAGGTGTTCGGCCTGCCGGATCTGTCCGGCGGCAGTGACGGCGGATCGGGCGGCACCATTGTCAAGGCGTTGTTTACCGCCTACTATCCGGCTAACAATGCGCTGGAGGGCGGTTATCTGGATGCACAGGGCAACAGGCTCGACCCAAGCAAGCACACCTGCGCCGCACCGCCGTCTGTGCCGTTCGGCACCAAAATCACGGTGCGCGACACGGGCACAAGCCTTGACGGCACGACCTACACTGTCAACGACCGCGGCGGCGCGATCCAAATCGTGAACGGCGTGTACCACTTTGACCTGCTGATGAGCAGCAACGCTGAGTGCAATCGCTGGGGACGTAAAAACGGCTCTGCGATCATCGGCGGCTCGGGCGGCGGCTCTGGCAGCGCGGTGTCGTTTATCAACACGGCACTGGGCGAGGTCGGGTACAAGGAGTCCGGCAAGGACATCAACAAGTACGGCCAGTGGGCAGGCCACAACGGCGTTGCGTGGTGTGTTTATTTTATCTGCTGGTGTGCGTATAAGTCCGGCGCACCTATCCCGACAAGCTACGGCTACGTTGGTGACATGACAAGCTATTTCAAGGCTCGCGGCAAGTACAGAGCGGCGGGAAGCTACAAGCCCAAGGCGGGTGACCTGATGATTCAGGGCGACCGTCACATCGGCATTGTAATATCTGCCGGAGCATCGTCGTTTGAGACGGTGGAGGGCAACTGCACCAACAGCGTCAAGCGCGTAACGCGCAGCTATGGCGAGGTGTCCGGTTTCTGTACGCCGTGGGGATAACACAAGATATTGTATGCTTGTGGATAACACTGTGGAAGATGTGGAAAGGAGTGCGTGCCAGTGGCATGGGATACAGAGATGGCTTTGGCCATCAAGAACACCGCGAGAAAAGCGGCAAAGAGCCTACCCAAAGGCTGGTATCGTGCCGAGGTCTTGCAGGTAACGCCCAAGTTGATTTTTTCTGTGGTAAGTAAGGAATTTCAGTTCAGCACGGGAGATGGCCTGATTATGACCGCCACGGCAAAGAGCAAAACGTGGAAGGTCGGCATGCAGGCGGCGGCCATTCTGCAAGGCAGTGAGTTGCTGGTTTTAGATTCTTTATAGGAGGTGTCGGCTATGGCCGATGTGTTTCCGGTTATCCCGGAGGAGCTGCCCGCGCAGGTCGCGGAGAGCATTGGGCGCTCTCCGGAGTTTGTGTTCCATGAGGACGGACGCTCGGGCAGTTTTCAGCTGATCGACGGCGCTCTGGTCGAGCGGCAGGGCGTGGAGGCGGTCAAGCAGTGGCTTGAGCTGATGCTGCGTCAGAAACCGGGTGCAATCCCGATCTACCGGACGAGCGGCACGACCCAGCCGGGCGTGGAGGCGGTCAGCCTTGACCGGCGCGTTCCGGAGGGCTGGATTTTTGCCGAGATTGAGCGCAACGTGCGGGAGACCGCCGCGTTCTGCCCGGCCATCCGGTCACTTGACAGTTTTAAGTTTACGCGCGTGCGGCGCGGCGTGGAGGTACGCTTCACGGTTCGGCTGCACACCGGAGAGAGTGAGGAGGTGACGACGTATGTCAGCGAGTGACATTTTAGACAAGATGCTGTCCGCAATGCCGGAAAGCTATCAAAAGACCATCGGTTTCCCGACTTACGACCTTTTAGCCGCAGTCAGCCTGCGGATGGAGGGCACGGACGAGGCTATCGACGAGGCCAGACAGCAGCTTGACCCGGAAAATCTGCACGACAGTGCCCTTGACCGCTACATCTATCCGCGTTCCGGCTTGGAGCGCAAGGCGGCGACCTTTGCACACGGCAGCTTGACCGTCACCGGCACGGGCACGGTCGAGCAGGGCACGCTGTTTGAGTCCGGCGGCGGTGTTCAGTATTATGCGACAGAGACCGTAGCCATTGAGGGCGAGGGTACTGTACCGGTCACCTGCACGGTGGACGGCACGGCAGGCAATCTGCCCGCGCACAGCGTGACGCAGATGCCGGTGGCAGTGCAGGGCATTGTCTCGTGTGATAACCCTGAGCCGATTGGCGGCGGTTACGCCGAGGAGTCGGACAGCGAGTATTATGCACGCTATCTGGTCGTTCTGCGCACGCCTGCTACGAGCGGCAACGTGTACCACTATGCGCAGTGGGCGCTTGAGGTGGCCGGTGTCGGCCATGTCAAGGTGTTCCCGCGGGTGCAGGGTGTCAACACGGTCGATGTCGTAATCGCGGACAACGCCGGTCAGCCTGCATCGCCTGCGCTCGTGAAGTCGGTGCAGGACTACATCGACCCCGACAGCGAGGGCGCAGGCCGCGGACAGGCGCCCATCGGCGCACAGTGCTTTGTTACTGCCGCGACCGGCAAGGCCATCACGGTCAGCTGCATGGTGTCCAAATCGGACACCGTAACCGAGGACATCCTGACATCCGGCATCAAGGAGAGCGTTGCGGCTTATCTGGCGAGCACGGTCTTCACGCAGGACTATATCAGTTATGCGCAGATCGGTGCGGCCATCATGGACACGCCGGGCGTGATTGACTACGCCGGGCTGAAAGTGTCCGGCGGCATCGTAAATATTGCCATCGCGGAGCGCGAGTGTCCGGTACTGGGCGAGGTGACAATTACCTATGGCTGAGTTTGACAACATGCGGAAAAGCCTGCCGGTGGCGTACCGCACGGACAAGTGGGTTTGTGACCTGCTTGCCGCAATCCAGTCGCTCGACGACACGCAGCGCGAGCAGATGCTCGACATTACGCAGCAGCTGTTTCCGAACAGCATGACGTGGGCGCTTGCCATTGAGGAGCGCGACGCCGGACTGGCCTCGACCGGCACGCTGGAGGAGCGCCGCACGGCGCTGATTGCACGGTGGCGCGGCTCGGGCAAGTGCGACGTTGATTTGATTCAGCGCGTGTGCGACAGTTGGAAGAACGGCGAGATCAGCGTCGGCTTTGCGAAGGGTGTGATCCTGCTGACGTTTGTCGGCGCGTATGGCATCCCTGCACCGGCTGAGCTTGCCGCATTGCAGGAGGCAGTGGACCGCGTGATCCCGTGCCATCTGGCAAGCAAATATCTCTGGCGCTGGATTCTCGTCCGCGAGATCGAGGGCATGACGCTGGACGAATTGCAGACGCACAAAATTAGCGAATTTGCATTTGAGGAGGTGCAGGCGTGAGCCTGAAAACCAAAATTCTGGGGCTGTTTAAGTACGATCCGGACAAGGACGGCGCAAGCACGTTCAATATCAAGCAGGCGCTCAACGACAACTGGGACAAGCTGGACAACGAAGTTGCAGCGCGTGTAAAGACCACGGAATTGGCCGCCGAGGTCAAAAAGACCGTGAAAGGCGGCGGGCTGACTGCCCCAGAACTCGGCGCCGAGAAAGCAGGTGCGATAAACGATCACAACACCTCGGCAGCGGCGCACGCTGCACTGTTTAAGGCAATTAACGACGTGCTTGCGGCGCATGTCAAGGACACCGGCAATCCGCACAAGGTCACGCCGGCGCAGATTGGTGCTATCGCACTGACCCTGCTCGGTCAGCCCGGAGGTCCGGCGGTGCTGGATAAGGACGGCCGTCTGACCGCTGACCAGCTCGGCGGCATGATCGGCGGCGAGAGCGACAGCGGCACCGGTGAACTGCAGGACACCGAGATGGAGGTCGGCACGATCACCAACACGGGCGCGGGATGGAATACCTATCATTTCCGCGAGGCGTTTGAGGGTGTGCCGCAGGTGACCTGTCAGGCCGAGGACTTTGACGGCGTTGTACTGGTCAAGGACATTACCGCCGAGGGATTTCTTTATTGTCTGCGGAAGCTGCAGACAGGCAGTTACTACACCGGCGGCTCGACGGGTACCAATCCGTCGCACAGTGCGGCCACGTTGGTAAACGGTACGACGACCACGGCTGACGCAATCAAGATTAACTATGTAGCGATTGAATATGGAGGCGAGAGATAATGCTTGGCGTAAATCAGTCGGACTTTATGTCCTATATGAGCGCACTCAAAAGTAATTACCGAAAAGGCGTACACCGCATGGAGGCAATTCTGTCCAATACGACCCACGCAAAGGAGTTTGCCGCCAACCTCGGTGGTGTGAGTGTCGTACTGGGCGTTCCGGTGAATCTGCCGGACCGCAACAGCGACAAGCTGCTTGAGCTGCTGCTCGGCAGTGATGTGGCAGACGATGCGGTAGAAACGTGGCTGCACCAGTTTTACGAGTTTACCGGTTGGGACGATCTGCTCAGTGATTCCGCCCGCTGCAAGGAGATGGCCAACAACCCGCTGATCTGGCGCGCGGCCGGTGGCAGCAAGCTGGCGGTTGGCAAGTCCATCGCTACGCTGGCGGGCCTGTCCTGCTCGGCGTATAAGGATATTGACGCAGTGGCTGCTTCTTCTACCGCTATGACGGCGATCCAGAAATCTCCGACCGCTCTCAATGCAATCGCTG